AGTAACAGTAACGCTGGAAATGTCAACGGTTTTGTTGTTAATCTTATAAATTAATGGATTGCCATAATCTACGGCATATGTGTCTGTAAGATAAACACCTTCATAGATATCAATAGATTCACTTACAAAAGAACTATTTGTTTTTGTAGTAAGTACTACGTTTTCATTTGTAGTAAACGTATAAGAAAAATCATTCACTCTTGAAATAAAGGTCGTGCCTTTAGGAACTACAACTGAGTTCTTTGTAGTATCCGTTGGAGTAATTCTTAGTTGAACTTTTGCTTTGGATGATGTAAAAGAACGAGGAAGATAGTTCAATTCTTTTGCGTGTGAAACTACGCTATCACGAAGTCTTGCACTATCAAGAAACATCTCATTGCCAACCATGTTCATATAGAAAGCATTTTGGTATGTGTTATAAGAAAGCAGGTCTATAAGCACTGACATGTTACTAGAATCAAAATCATAATCCTTGAACTCAGTCTGTTCTTGGAGATATGCTTTTAATGATGTCTTGTAAGACGCAAAGTCTAACTGTGTTAGTATGATACTTGAATTAGCCATTATCTCGCTCTGTACAGTGTGAGGTTAAGAGTTACCGGATTAACATTATTTATTACTTCAAAAACGATGAATACATCATATGCTTGGCGAGCTTCAAATGGATAAATCTCAACGCTAAGAACTCGTGCTCTTTTTTCAAATTTAGAAATAGTATCTTCAATCATGTCTTTCATGCGAATGGAAGTTGTTTCCACCATTGGCTCGAAAAGCAATGATCGAATGTTGCATCCAACTTCAGGCTGAAAAAAGCGTTCGCCTTTATCAGTTTGAATAAGATTTCGAATTGATCTCTTGACAGACTCTTCGTTTACGTATTTTACTAAACGCTTGGTTTGAGGATGCGCGTTGAAGTTATTATAGAAGTCACTATAATAAGGTTCGCCGGTCTTCTCGGTCCTAGTAATCCTATCAATTCTAGAAATGTCTGCCATCTAATTCTCTTTATTTTTATTTATTCTACGTAAATGACTTCTACACAATCTGGAAGTAAGTTCTCAATTAAACTGCCAAAACTAAAGATTGGTGGTAAGAGTATGCTCAGTACTTCACATTCAGTCAGTGGATTCTTACCTGAAAGAATATCTGCTACTCTTTTAATAATCTTAAAGATCTTACCAACAATAGGAAACTGCTCTAAGATATAACCAGGAGCTTTGGTAATAATTTCATTAATCTTGACAATCAATCCACCCTTGAAGAACCTACGAGCTTTCTGGATAAACTCTTTGAAGGCATCTTCCAACTCATGAAAGATATCTTCTTTCATGACGATATCTCTCTTGTTTGTATCGACATCGATCAGATCGCCGAGCGTTCCGATCAGTGGAATCTGAATCGCCAGGATCTTTTCAATCACTTCATCTAATATCTTTTGGCCAAGATCCTCAACTGCTTTACCAGATAAGACATCTTCCTTGGCCTTCTTAATCTTGGCCTTGTACTCAGCAACCATCTTATCAAAAGCTTGTTCAACCGTAATGGTAGGATCCACTGCAGCAGTAACCAGATCATAGATTGGTTTACCAATAATCGGAATAGCCTTTACTGCTTTTGCAATAGCATTAGCCACAGATCCAATAAAGTCATTGATAAGTTCGTTAAACCAGTTCTTTACCTTATGCCATACTTCTTCTGCTTCAAGATCCGGTGCCTTAATTCCTAGACTTCCATCATACTTAGAATCAATACCAAGGAACTTTTTTACCTCTTCAAGATCTTCTTTAAGGGCTGCCTTTATCTTTTTTTGGCCGGCCTTTGTGAACATATCAATAATCAAAGGATCGTACTTGTATGGATTGCCTTTGTCATCTACTAGCGTTGCTGTTCCAATAAAAGGAATCGGAACGATAAAAGGATTAGGAACGCCAAGAAGCTTGGCAACGTCTAGAAGGATCTCTACGATACTTTTCTTAAAGTATTCTTCAATGTCTTTACCAAGTTCCCGTGCACGGTATCGAAACTCGAGCTCTTTTGATTTCAGTCTATCAAATGGCTTTGTTGTTATAGCGTCAACTGGTTGCAATATCTCTTCGATAGCAAGCACGGCAGCAATAACAGCCAACGAACACCCATCATCGACATCAGATGCAGACGCATTAAGTCTGCCCATTGTTCTACCAATGTTCTTAAAGTACGCGTTTAGTTCTTTCTTTCCAATTTTGCCGTCTGGTGGGCATTCCAACTTTGGAATCTTTGGAAGCTCAATAGTGATCGTCATCCATTAAGTCCGATTATGGTGCCTTGAATATTAACAACGCCGTTTGCCGATTTTATATTGATATCTTTATCAGCTACAATCTCAATCTTGCCATCAGCAGCTATAATCTGTAAACCGCCTTTAACAACAGAAATTTTATGGTCCTCCATTGTGACACTTACAGAATCTTTCATAGACTTTGTAATGATAGTGCCATCTGGAAAGATCTCAACATAAGATCCGGACTTATGATATACATGAATACGTTCTGCTTTTGGTGTATCGTCTAACTCTAGAACATGACCGCTCTCAGTTGTAATAGTTTTATTGTGCGGATATTTTGCAGCGTATTTGGTCTCTTCTTCGTGCAATCCGGTAACGTAATCCTTCTGTACAGGACCGACGCCTCGAGCATAACTGGAAATCGAATGGTTGTTATCATCCTGTGCATAAGCAATTGTACCAACTACATATGACAAAGCATCATTGATTTTGAATCCCAACACCTTTGAATCTACTGTAAGTCCATGTGGACTCATTCCCACGCCTTTTGCATTTGCACTGGCTGGAGACATAAGAACATGAGACCAGAATAGATTGTCTGGATTTTCACGATATTTACCTACAGAGTGGCCAAGCACTTCTTCAACCTGAACTCTACCAAGCTTTTCAGGATCGTCGATGCTATGAATCTTTCCTTCAAACCACTTTTGGATATCCATTATATCTTCCTTATATTAACTTAGCTGTTGGCAATTCGCCATAGATACCATCTTTTACAATTTCAAGTGCTTGTAAATACTGAGCGTTTTCATTGAAGTTTAGAATGTGGCGACATGACGTTACTAGATAATTACCAGCCAGAGTCTTACTTGATTCTCTGTAAGCGTTGTTTTCACCTGTAGTCAAACCATCATGAATTGGAATGTCTGCAGTAATTACATCACCAACAGTAATTGTTGAATCTCCGTAAATTGTAATATGAGCAATAGTGTTTAAAAGATGCGCCATATAATATAGTCTAACAGCTTCAGCATTTCCACTGTCAGATTCTTCTACGGTAGGATCGTAGTATGTTAACTTACATGTAGTTTCATTTTCAGATAAATCGTTCTGTGTTTTGGCAGAAAGATTAATCGAACCTTCGTTTAAGTTTACAAAGTCCAGCTTTGTAGAATCAACTTCGATGTCTTCAACTTCACCTGTAATGATATTCTTTCTTTTAATAAGAACTTTACCAGCACCAATTGCACGGGCCGCAGCTTGACCACCGGTTTGAACTACTTTACAAGCAAGAATGTTTCTCCACTTTGAAGCAGTGATATCTGCTTCTCCAACTGGCATCTGAACAAAGTACTTATCACCAATCTTGTCTTTGCCTTCTTTAATCAAAGCTTCAAAAGACTTGAAGTGATATCCCTTACTGTTTTCAAAGAAAGTAAAGCAATGGCCTTTATAAGTACTCGACATTGCTTTCAAACGAATCTTATCAATTGCCACAAATGGATTCAGTCCGGTAAAATTAAAAGCTTGAAGTCCTTGGGTTTTCTCGAAGAATAGTGGTTTACTACTATCTAAGATACTTAGATGTTCTCGAATTGCTGTTTCACATTCGATTTTGGATTTCACATAAGGAGCATTCTTGATTTGTGTTGATTTAATAGCTTCTTTTGAAACACAAACCAAGGTGAACACAACACCCTTATCGTCTGGTAAAACAGTGCTCGGGTTTTGTTCTACGGGATAGAATTCATACTTGACAGAAGCTTCTGCATTGTCTTCATATGTAGTATAATTGATACTAATCTTTTGATCTAAAAAGTTAAAGTGACCGAACAATCCTATACGATCAACAATAATAAATTCAGCAATAGTTGTAGACTCTAGAACATTTTCATAGATGTCGGCTCGAGAACAATATGGTCCCAAGTGAATAATTCTACCAGTAGAAGTGGTGAGCTCAAACGTGTTTAGTTTGAACTGGCCTTCCCGCATAGAAACAGTCGTCATTTCTTAATTAACTCAACAAATTGCTTTTCAATGTCTGGCAAATAACTTGCTTTAATAATATTCACATATCTCTTTAGTTCGTTTTGCTCTTCTTCATAATCATATGCTGTTACAGGCGACCAGAAAGAAGCTTCTAAATCCGAAATATTTTTATTAAGAATTGTAGCAGAAGTAATACCATCTGCAGTGTTAGCAACAAACGCTCCAGTAATATGCTGAAGTGTGATTGAATTATCATCAGCATTCTTTAGAATGACAGTTCCTTCAGCAGTATCTTGCTCGACAACATCTCCAATATTGAAGTTATCAAGATTGCTGGTAATCACTAACTTTACAATCTGGTTTGTTGAAACTGTCCAATCTTCTTTTACTCTTTCGTAACCGACAATCTGGCTGGTATTGTTTAGTTTAGGCTTCCAGTATTTTTTAATTAC